TTGCCATCACTTTTTCCTCTAGTCTATTTAGACTTCCGTCACATGAGGACCGCGTTCCCCATCTATACTATAATAACACGTGAGATCGTTCTTTGCACAGATGTTGCGGAGCTGCTTCTTACTTGTTACATATTGAGGATCATTGTCAATATGCTCGAACCATTGCGATTTGAAGATAGATAGCCCTGGAGGCCGAATGAGCACTCGCATGGGAGCGGAGCAATCTTTGCAGGGAATGTTTTCGAGATCAGCAATTTTCAAGAACACATCGATATGCTCTTCCTTGCACTCGTCACATCGGAGGTCGTAAAAAGGCATCAGGAGGTTCCTATTATTGTTCCGCCACCGGCGCACTTTGCGGCCCAGCGAGAAGCCCTGCTACCTGAGGAGCTTGCCCAAGGAGACTTCCCAATTGACCTACATCCAATGGTCTCTGCTGTGTTCCTTGTCCTTGCAAATCTCCTCGAAGCATGGACGAGAACTGCACTCCTTCCATTTCATTCAAGAGATACTGGGTCAACCTTAAAGGATCTATCAAAGGATTGGTTTTCAACTGCTGATACAACGTCAACGCCTTAGCTTCACGCAATTCCTTTGTTTGTGGGATAGAAGTATCTGGGTCAATCTTAATTTCATAGCTCCCTTGCTTGAGAATCTCAGGCCTGAAACGCACCCATAAAGGAGCTCCTTGTGGACCTGCTACGTTAATCACTTCCTCACCAGTCCAATGTTGAAAGATAACTGTATGCATCGAATCTATAACATCCGTTAGCATATCAGCGGTCATATCTCTGCGTTCGTCTACACGAATCTCAGAAGCATTCCGTACGATAGCTGCTTCGGTTGCAGTTGTGCGCTTCGATTTGCCTTCAGAGAACTCACCGAATTGATTACGCCCAAAGCCTTGCTGCTCCCGCACGTCTTGGAGAATAATCGCTTCAGCTTCGATTAACCCATTAGGAATACCTGCGGCAGTAAGAACTTTTACCACACTATCAGGATCTCCCTTAGTATGGATAACTGGTCCAACGACTTCGGAAACAAGTTTTTCTGCTTCCTCATCGTCCATGCCACCGATCTTTACAAGGAATTTCACTAAGGAAAGGCGACGATGTTTCATCTGCTGGGTGCGAACTTCGTTTAGTTCGCGTTGCTGCGGATCGAGGATATGTGCATCGGGAACTCCCCAAGCAACGTCATCGTCCTCATTAAAGACCAGCATATGCCAGTTGAATCCGCCATCCTGCTGAAAGAAGTCATCATCGAAGAATAGAATTTTCTCAGTGATGTGTGGAGCAAGAACGAAGACTTTCCCAAGCTTTTTGTCTCGAATCTCCAAAAGGTCTATCATGTCTTCGCCGTCTTCGATAGGAGAGGACATAGGCGGGTCGATGTGGGTTTTATGTGCAGAGCCGGCACGGAGATTCTTTACATTTTTGAGGGTAGGATCTGAGCGAACATCATCCATAGGACGGCGAATCCATTCTGCTGCCCAGCGAGCACAGTCGAGAGATTCCGTATTCGCAGGAAGAACGAAGTTTCCTGTTTTTACCCGACTAAACCAGGGCATTTGACGGAGTACTCGAGAATTATACTCAAAGATCTCCCCACCTGAGGATATAGGACGATCTGTAGCTTCGCCAAGGATAGGAGTAGGAACGAACTCAGCCCCAAAACCGAGCTTTCCAAAAGAAGATCCCCACATCCAAGTATCCTGGACCATTTTCTTAATCTGCTGCTTCATCCGCATTTGCTTGATAAGCTTATTGTCCACAGATTCGAGGACTTTAGCAAAAGCCATAGGCATGACCCCAGGCTGGGAGGCTTGAACCGAAACGGACGGATTACGGAAGTATATTCGTGGGACAATCGTTCGGACCATACGAAAGTATAGATTGGAGGGAATCACCCCTGCGTGCCAGTTTCCACGGTAGTAGTCTCTCCAAGTAGACCAGGATTCTTCGTGGGTGAATTTCTTACGAAAGGCAGTGCCTAAGCGGACTTGGCGCAACCAGAACTCGGGGTCAGGCTTACCTTTGAGATATCCAGCAGGCATTAGTTTTGTTTCCCTTGAAGATTCTGCCCAAGTTCCTGAAGGCGCTCAAATTCTTTCTCTACTATTTTACGTTTCATCTGGAGCGCTCGATCTTTCCCACGAAGTTGGGTACGAAGATCTAGAAGTTCTTGACTAGTAAGATCCCCAGCATTCGTAAGTTCTCCTGTGAAAGGATCTTCTAATTCAATTTCTTTCAACTTTCTTTTAATTCGAGCTCTAGTAAGTTCAGGGGTGGCTGGATTATCCGCTGCTCGACGTAAACTCTGAGCATCATCCACGCCGGTTAGGGCAGTTGCTAGCTTTGTGTCCTGGCCAAGAATGGTTCGAGCTTCGTCCCCGGAGGCGTTTAATTCTTTAACAAGTTGTTTCAATCTAGGACCGACTAAGTCCTTTATCATTGCCCCAGAAACAAAAGGAGCTATCCCCAAGGCAGTAAACAGCGCCTCTTCTACACTTGGGTCCTTAGCGAATCTCTGTACTCCCGCGGCAGTTCCTAGAACATCTCCTACCACCGGTATTGGAGAGGAAAGCAATTCTGCATTCCCTAAAGGATCTTCCTTTATATCGGATACAAAATTCTCCAAGAAAATATCAAATCGACTGCGCCCACCACCGAGTTGAGGTTGTGGAATCGGAGGAACTCGGCGCTTTAGATTTTCGTTGGGCACCAGAAAATTCTCAACTCAAATATCCATATTCTTGCAGTTTCTTGAGCCTCTCTCCCGAGGCCTTACCAATATCCGTCCGGTATTGTTTATCCTCCAGGGGAATCCCACGCACGGTGCGGAGAACTCTCGCTTGTACCTCGTCGATGCTCCTTCCTACTGCTGTCGCGCTGCATACTACCCCCGTGAGCCCAGCGATACGAAACAACTTACCTTCGCAATAAGCATCTTGGAAGTGCAGATGTTTGAGGGCTTGATCTGAAAGCTCACCAATGCCCATACCGCGGATTTCTCCATTAGGCTGTGCATGAGGCCAGGGGGGCACAGAAATCCTAGCTGAAAGCATGTAATCAAAAGTAGTGATGTGCAGAGACTTTTTAAGTCCAATAGCGGTTTCGAATATAGCATCTCCCAACGGCTCCTGCAGGCCCTCTATGAGAGCAAAAGTGCTGTCATATTGGAAGCCTAACAATAGACTATCTACTGAAGTACCTTTCAACCATACTCGGCATCGGACATTCACCGGTCCGCGCCAAGATATTTTCTTGAGGAATTTCTCAAGTGGGAACAGTACATTCTCAAAAAGTGGATAATCTTTCTTTGCCGCCCAGGTGAGACAACCCATCGAAGGAACTATGGGACCTACATCGCCATTCATGAAGTGATCTTCATTCATGGATACAAGAAAGGGGCGTACCCAAGAACGACCATTATACCATGCTTGGACGATGCAAGGAACGGCGTCTTGTGGAATTTCTTCCCCGGAAACTTTCATTGAGAGGAGTGAGAGTATTCTTGATTGTCTACTTGGAGATAAAGCCATATCTGCTAGACGATTGCAAGCAAACACCGGACGTCCATTTCCACGTAGAACTTTGGCATAATTCCCGAATCCCGGGCTATCACAAACTACCAGGTCGGAATCCATGAGATTAGGCCGCCACGTTTGAACGCGGTTCACAAAGCCTGTTCCAAGCACGTCTGCTCCAGAACCGCCGTGGCCTCGAACGAACACGTGTACGGAGTGGCCCTCAGAAGCCATCCGCTGTGCGAGGGAGATTCCATCTCCTTGGGAACTTAAGAACAGAATTTTCACTATATTCTACTGAAGCGTATGTATAAGTTCTGCTATTGAAGAACTATCATACAAGTCCTCGAAATCTGGTTCAATGGAGGCCGAAGCAGCGTGCGAGGAAATTGGAAATGAACTTTGGCGCTCTCGAAGGGGAGTGAGGATTCCTTCCAAGGAGAAAGGATCATGTTGCTGGGTGAGGCCAGGCGATCCTTTCTTTTCGCCTAAGATCATCGCCGCAGGTCCTCGCACGTGCTCGGCCATTGCAGAAGCGATAACTCTGTCATCGTGGCAACCATCCTGAGCTTCGAGCTTACCACCTTCTTTCTCAACAAACGAGTCCAGTTCGTCTCTCAATAACATCGAATGGATGGTAAAATAACTAGCAAGTGCCATACGAAGGTTACCAATAAGATAAGGTTTGCTCCGAGAAGTAGTACGGAAACCGAGCTGAGCAAGACGATTAAACTCTTCACCTTTCTTTGCCGCTGTGGAGGATCTATGTATGAGGTATGAGGGATAACTCTCATTGAGCTTGGCCAGAGTAAGAATACCATGATTGTTAGATTCCACTCCAATGTAGGCATTGTTGAACTGCTTCCCGAGCGTCGGAAGGACCTCACTACCGAACTTATCAGGTTCTACTTTGTTAGAAGCCCACTCAGCAACTTGTTCGCAGGAATCTATATCCATAACACACGCAACGGAATAGTCTGCGTCTCCGCCGAGACCACCAGAAACATCCGCGCCTATTGCATAGCGGTGGCCTATCTTGGGTTCGTCCGCCAGCATCCAGAGAGAGTTGTCTATTCTAGTCCAAGCATCTGTGGGGAGATATCGAACTTTATAGAATATACCAGCACCAGTTCCCTGGAAGCAGTCATCGAGAGTTAGTGGGTATTCTTGTTTGAATAAGCGCAAATCGAACTCTAGTTCCTCCAGCTTGTCCCGGCGCCAAGCAAGGCGTCCTGCATCGATACCTTCGATTTTAATAAGTTGATCTTCTTCAAGGTCTATATCCAAATGGGCTAGGAATTGTGCTTCTTCCTTGTTCGTTAGGTCATAGCGATATTCGTCGGTGAACAGCCAACCGAAGAAATGCACTCGATACTTGGAACGGCCTTTAATCGAATTCATCGTGCGCTGGTGATAGTAATTTCCTTTGCCGTTCCCAGTAGACTCGAGAGCAATCTCTCCTTGACGAGGAACTGCTTGAAGAAGTCCGGCCATGAGATCTCGAGCGTTTGGCCAGAAGGCAACTTCTGAACAGTGCAGGTGTGTTATAGTATCACCACGCCCAAAGGTCTTTGCACCAGCTGTTCCGATGTAGAACATGCTATTGGTCTTTGGGAAGGTAATCTCGTTCCGAGACATGTTCTTTATAACCGCGGAAGGTCCGCGGATGTTCTCGAGAAAATACCGCACCCGCATAAGGAGACGTTCGGTAGCGTTGGATTCATGAGAAATTACTACAGCGCGCACGTTGCGTTGAGCCAAGCAAGCAGCGGTATATCGACCAAGGAAATAGCTCGATACTCCTGGCTGACGCATCTTAGGAATAATATCCCGCCCGGTGAGGTTTGCATCCAATGTAGCTTGGACTTCATTCAATGCGAAAGGAACATCCAAACCGGCTTTGTCCGGAATAGAGAACATGGATTCAACTATAAGGCGTTCTTTAGTAGGCATGGGGGAAGAATCGTTTGACCAAATGTTGGTCAATAGGATGAATTAGGTATGCCTTCTGCGGAGGTTGCATTGGAAAGGATACCATTTTGCTGATACTATTACAACTTCTCCGAAATTAAATGCGGCGTAGGTATTTCCCACCATATGTCTCCAGCGTTCAGGCTTACCAGCAAGAGGAACTATTGTTCGCAAATACGGGCGGCCAGCACCTGAAACAGAAGCGCGCTTTATAGCATTGTCAAGTGCCATTACGGACCGGTCTCCATTTCAACTTCGCTGTAATCACTTCCGTCATCTGTGAGTTGTTTCTTTGCAATGACAGTCCCAGCATTGTTGTAGATATTTAAGACGTCTGGTGCCCCAGAAGTGTTTACGTCCAGACGATTTCGCAGAGCCATATAGAGAAGCATAAGGCCAGTTCTTAATGTGGGGGTTGCTGACGGCGCCGCCTGAGCGAGTTCAGCGATAGCAGTATCTAGCGCAGCATTCACTTGAGTGAGAACTTCCGCAGGAGTAGCATTCGCAGCTACATCAGTTGGGAGATTTGCAGCATCGAGTTCAGCAAGCCGAGGTTCTGTGCAGACAGAGGCGAGCGCGGCAGAATCCGTCCCTCGCATATCAGTATTGGTCGTTACAGTATCAACCGCGCCACCAGTTGTGGCAATACTAGCCTCGGCCATTCTTGCATCAAGGATGTTGTCCAACCGCCCGCCATTAATCCAATCAGTTAGCGTCGCCATTCGTACGGCGGTTATCTCGTCTTTTATGAGCTTACCAATAGAACTCGCAGTAACGATTGCTGCTAACGCTTGATGCCAGATAGCAAGGATTCCTGGCGTAGAGAGGGAGAATCCTGCTTTGTCCGTTAGCGCACTATCGGTACCACGCATATCGGTGTTCGTTGTCGTCGTCGCTACGGTTATAACATTAGCAACAGCATCCGCCACAGGATCGAAGTAGGAAGCGGCGACAAGAGTCCGAGCGTTGAATTCGGCAACAGTCGGAATATCAAGAGCAAGTGTTCTTAACGCGCCAAGTCCGTCCGTAGCATTTGCTAGATCCTTCGCAGCGGCGCTTTTGTCTAGAGTAAAATGCGCTACCATTTCGCCAATGACCGAAACGCCGCCAACAGTTCCAGCAGTGAGAATAGCTGAGTAGCTTTGCCCTGCACCGAAGCCGTTTGCTGCCGTTGCAACAACCTTAAGCATATTAAACCCAGCGATGCTGTCTGGAGTCGATAACGTCTCAGCAACAGTAATTTGTGTTACTGAATCATCTTCGTATATCTCAACTAC